GGATGTTGGTGAAAGTATTTTATTGGAATTTAATCCTATCAAAAAATGGAATGTGAATTTAGAATTTAAACTTTTAGGATTTTTAAAAGGTTCTATAAAAGGTTCTATTGATGCTGTTTTCGAGGATGAAGAAGAAAAATAAATACTTGTTGCTACTCGATATGCAACTAAAAGAAGATCGAGCACAAATATTTAGATTGATTAGGGGCGTGGTCGAGTTAGGTTTAGGCACTGGTCTTGGGTATCAGATGAACGGGGGTTCGAGTCCCTCCGTCCCTATTNATGCATCTTATGATGCAAATTATTAAATAAAAAAGNTATTTTATTGGTANTGGAGTTTAAAAATATGGAAAATGAACAGCCTAAAAAGGCAACACGGAGTAGAAGAAAGGCAAAATCAAGCGTTTTATCTTCTGATGCTAGTGGACTATCTTCAAATTATTGTAGAAAATGTCAAAGGTTACTAGCAGAATCACAATTTTATAAAGCAACTGATTTGATTTTAGATACCAATGGAAGAATGTCTGTTTGTAAATCTTGTTGTGATGGACTGTATAATACTTTTTATGCCACCGAAGGAACACTTGATAAAACTGTATATAGAGTATGTAAAACCATAAATATTGTTTATAGTGAAGTTGCTCTTAATAAATTAAAAACTCATCTGGATACTTCTATGAAAAAAGGAAGAATTGTTCATAATCCATTTGGTATTTATGTTAGTAAACTTCAAAGTTCAGTTAATAATGATGATTTGATAAATTTAACATTTATGGATAATATAACAGAAAACAGAAAATTTGAAGAAGATATTATAGATTCTGAATATGATATTGATGAAATAAGCAGGTTGAAAAAAAAATGGGGCAATAAATATTCAGTAGATGAATTAGCCTATTTAGAAGATAGATTGTCTAAATGGGATGGATCTCACGGTATAAATACTTATGCTGACGAAGTTTCTTTGATAAATGTTTGTCGAAAACAATTAGAAATAGATGAGGCAAATGAAATACCTGGACAAGACACAAGCAATTTAGTAAAACAACTTTCAGATTTAATGAAGTTAGCAGGGGTTGATCCAAAAGAAACAAAAACAGCGGTTGTTGGAAAAAGTAAAGAAACCTTCTCTAATTTTATAAGAATTATTGAAGAAACAGAACCAGCAGAATATTATAAAGATAAAAATTTATTTAAAGATTTTGATAATTTAAACTTTTATTTTAAAAAATATGTTACCAGACCATTGGGGAATTTTCTTAGAGTTACAAGAGATTTTGATGTGTCAGAAATTGAAGATGATAATGATGATTTTGATGTATTAGATCAAGCNATTGANGAATAGGAGAATTNATTATGCCAACTTCTCCTNGACCATATCAAAATGANAGAATNAAAAATAGAAATAGCAAAGATATTTTTAAAAGACAAAAGTCTTTTATTACTCAAGAAGTTTTAGAAGAAGAACGAAAAGAAAAATTAAAAAAATGGATTACTTTNTTTAGAAGAAATCCTCATNGATTCATTATGGATTATTTTGGAATTCANTTACATNTTTATCAAATATTGATGATATGGGTTCTTCAAAGAAGTANTTTNGCNTATATTGTTGCTAGTCGTGCTTCTGCTAAAACATGGATTATTGCTGTTTGGTCTTGTGCTTTNGCTGTNTTATATCCTGGAATGAAGATAATTGTTTGTGCTAAAACCTTAAAACAAGGTGGAATTATAATTTCTGAAAAGATTATGCAACTTAGAAAAGAACATCCTAATCTCGAAAGAGAAATTGAAAGCATGACATCTAATCCAAATACATATGAATGTATCTTTCACAATGGATCATCAATAAGAGTTGTTCCTAGTTCAGAATCGGCTAGAGGTAATCGTGCTAATTATATCATCGTTGAAGAAAGTCGTCTTGTTCCAAAAGAAATTTTAGAAGGNGTTATTAAACCATTTTTAGAAACACGTAATCCTCCTTATAAGAATAATTCTCAATATGCTAATGATAAAAGACTTCAAGAAGAAGGAACTATATCATATATTACATCTTCTTGGTATACGATGGAATATTGGTATAGTTATGTTCAAACATGTATTAAAAGAATGAATTCTGGTGACGAAACAGCAAACTTTTTAGCATTTGATTATTTAATTTCTCTGCATCATGGCATCAAAACGAAATCCATGCTTAAGAATGAAATGGAGGATGCTGATCCATTAACTGTTCAAATGGAATATTTAAATATTCCAAGTGGATCTAGTGGAAAAAGTTATTTTAAATCTACTTTATTTAAAAGAAATATAAAACAGGCTTTTTATCCTCAAAAAGAAGACAATTTTAATGCTAAGAAAAATCCTTATGGATTACCAAAAACAACAGGTGAACTACGGTTTGTAAGTTGTGATATTGCAACAAGAGCAAATAAAGCAAACGATAATTCTATTATTGAATGTGTCAGGGCTTTACCTTTAATGGGTGTCGGTTATCGAAGACAACTGGTTTATGGAGAATCTCATAAGGGATCTCATGCTGGAGAACAGGCTAAAAGATTAAAAAGAATATTTTATGATTTTGAAGCTGATTATTTAGTTTTAGATGTTCAATCAGCAGGTATTGGAATTTTTGATTTTCTCAGCGAAGAAACCATTGATGAAGAAAGAGGAATTGTTTATCCTGCAATGACTGTAGTAGATGAATATTTTGGGATTATAAAACAAGATGCGAGAGAGGATCTTAGAAAAAATCACACTAGAGGATTAGAGGCAAAACCAATAATATTTCCAATTACTGCTAGTCAGGCATTAAATAGTGATATTGCTGTTTCTTTTAGATCTTTACTGCAAAGAAGGATGTGGGAATTTTTGATTCCTGAATCTGAAGGTGAAGAATATTTATTAAAAAAGAATAAAGAATTTCTTTCTGATCCAGATGATTCATATCTTAGGGGATTTTTCCTAAATCCTTATGTTCAAACAGGTTTATTGATTGGGGAATGCATTAATCTAGATATGAAACCTGTTAATGGATTAATTAAACTGGTTGAAAAACCAGGTTCGTATAAAGATAGATATTCTACAATATCTTATGTAAACTATGTCATAGCAAAAGAATTTGATATTGAATTGGTTAAACAAAAAGATGATAAAGATGACTTAGAGGCTATGGTTGCACTTAGTTATTGGTAAAATAAAATTAAAAAGAAAGGAGGGTTATGACTGAAGAAAATAAAAATGATGAAGTCCTACTTTCAAAAGAAGAAGTTTTTGATGTAATAAAATTTGCTCAAGCAATGTACAATGCTAGTTATAATTTATTAACTCCAGATTTATTGAATCAAAGAATAAAAGAAATTTCTTTTAATCCTCTTTCTCCAACTGAAAGAAATATTACAGATGCTTTAGGTAATGCAAAAAATTCAGAAGAACAATTAAGAGAATACATTGAATTTTTTGAAATAATGTCTATGCCCTTGAAAAGAATATTTTCGTATATGGCAAGCCATCTTGCATTTGATTTACAATATACTGTAAAGAATGAAATGAAAGATGAAGAATACAATAGTAAAAATTTTATAAAGGATAAAAATGTTTTATATGAATATTTTGATAAATTTGATTATCGGTCATTTTTTAGAAATATTTCAAAACAATTGTTAAGAAATGAAATATGTGTTGTTGTTCCGAGAGAAGACAAAGAAACAATTGTTTTACAAGAACTTCCTTTATCATATTGTAAAATTACAGCAAGAGGACGAAGAGCNCCTTTAATATCNTTTAATTTTTATTATTTTTTGCANCCNGGAGTTGANATAAATTTATATCCCAATTTCTTTAAAAAGAAATATGNAGAATTATTTAGTGGTGNAAAAACAATTCAAAATTATAATCCNTCTCTTCCNCCTGAATTAAGGGGTATTTCTGAATATAATTTTTGGGTNGATTTACCTCCATCTGAAGGTTGGGTATTTAAATTAGATACATCTTTAATGACTGCNATTCCATATTTTTCNGCTATGTTACCTTTNCTTATTAATGATCAAACTATGATTGCTTTNCAGAAAAANATNAATATGGCTTCTGCTGCAAAAATATTATTTGGTGAAGTCCCTATGAGAAAAGACGATAAGGGTGCTTCTGTAGCAGATATGGCAGCATTGAATCCTGTTCAATTGGGACAGTTTATGGCTTTGGCTAAATCTGCTGTTGGAGAAGCCGTTAAGGTTTCTGCTGCTCCATTAGAGAATATGCAAGCATTTTCTTTTGATGGTAATATGGATGTTTTGAGTAAGTGGATTCAAACTTCAATGTCTATGTCTGGAATGGATACAGCGTTAATCTATTCCATGCAAACAAAAGCAAATCTGGTAGATTCTCAATTATCGTTTGAATCTGATTCTAAAATAATGGAACAACAGTTATATCCTCAGTTTTCTGCTTTTCTTGATTATTGGGTAAATATAAGAACAAATAAATATAAATATAGATTCAGATTAGAAGGTAATGATTATTATTTAAATAGAACTCAAAGATATGATAGAGCTATGGGAATGGCAGATAAAGGAATAGTTCTTCCGCAGTTGATTTCTAGCGCGATAGGACTTTTACCTCAAGAGTTTGAAAGAATGCTTCAAGAATCTAGGGGAACTGGTTTTGCTGATAAACTTACTCCGATTATTTCTGGTTTTCAAATGAGTGGAAAAGATAATGATAAAGGTGGTAGACCAAAGTCATTGGATAGTGAATTGGGAGAAGCTGGTGCTCAAACAAGAGAAACAGGTTCTAACGAGGCAAAAAAATTAAAATGAAAATATAACGAATGCTTTTTTGAACAAGGTATTTGGCTTCCGTATTTTCAAACATATAAACAATAAATGGAGGAAATAAATTATTATGATTACTGCAACACAAAAAGCAAAAATTAATAAAATGAATCGTGCTTCACAGGACGTAAGTTTAGGAACATTGG